TCAATGTTGTTACACAGTAATCCCAGATCATATGCATTAATACCCGCAATGGTTGGAAACTTCACATAATATAAATTTGATTTTGTCAGTCCTCTTCCTTCGGATATAAGTGATTTAAACTCGTCTATGTTACCCAATTTAAGCATTGATCTTCATCCTAGAATCTTTGTATACTTGCCCTTTGTTACCTTTCCACTGTGCAGTGGGTAAAAAAGTTGCAATTTCCCATTCTGGAGCAGGAACCATAGCAAATTGACCTTCAACCTGTGATGTCAAATAATGTTTGAAACACGGTTTGAAATATTTCATTTGTGCTGCTCGGTTTAAAAAACTATATTTTACTTTGAACCTTGTAGTGTCGTCATATTTTTTGTTATTTGTTACGCCCATTAACTCATCAAGAAATTTGGCTCTTAATGGTATAGGTAAATAATGAAGGTTCATCCCATAGAATCCTTTTTCGGCGGGTCCTACTGCAATAATCAAAGGGAACGAATCCCAATACGGCAATGTGTCTCTGTGTTTGGCATCATAAAAGAACATAAACATATTACCAGTTATAGTTCTATTTTTAGACACAATGGGTTCCTCACGCATCAGTTCACGCCGGTTGACTCGCATCCTTTGAACTTTATTGCGAAACCACGCACGTGACTCTTTAGTTCGTGGAGTAATACCAGCACGAAATGCTTCTTGTTCGACGGTTTGGAACAGGTTTGACACTATTTTAGTACCTTGTGATTTAAATGTCTCATATGTCTATTTAGTCTTTTTTCTTCTATATGGTTTCATTTTCTTTAATGGTTTTAATGTTTTTGGCATTATACCCATCGATTGCAATTCGATCTCAGTCCATATTTCAAAGTGCCACTTGCGGTCTTTGCAATATTCTGCAGCTGCATCCCATTTGTTTTGGTTTTTAATATATGTCAATCCTTCACTGATATACCTTTTGGTTCGTTTATCGCCCTTGGGTGGCATGGTGTCTTTATGTGGTTTTACCTCAACCAATGATGTCTTACCATCGCGCCATTGAACCAAGAAATCCATATAATATCGGTGGTATTTTCTATCGACTTCGTACCAATATGGTATAACCACTTCTTCACTTGACCATGATTTGACATTTGGGTCTTTATCAAAATACATCATGCAGTATTTTTCCCACATACTTCTATAAATCACATTGTTAGGATCACCAGTGTATTTTGAGGAGTTTTTGACTTTATATCTTCCAGAGTATGCCATAAATCACTATAAATAACTGTATTAAAATCTTATTTAGAGTACCTTAATGGAAGACAGTCTGACAACAAAAAACTCAAATGAGTTTACTCAAGAGAATTTAGAAGAGATTGTTATCTCAGAAGAAACTGCTGATGATCAAGAAAATAAGACGCCTGATAATAGTGATGGCGTCGTAGATAAAAAGAGATCATTTAAATACCCTCTTACAATTTCTAATGACTTTCCTGCGAAAATCATATTCAAGGTGTTCGAGATAAATGATGACAGTATATTTGAAAAATCTGGTATCGCGGTTGAAAAGGTTTGGGATCAATTGAAATCAGGATTAACCGAGGGTTTTGATGATACTGTTGATACGGTGGGGACCTTTGTTAACAAGGGCTTGTCATATGTTTATGGTTTAGAATCAGTGGGTAATGAATATGTCACTCCAAAAGAGGCTAAACGAACACTCGATGATGCTGAGACAACACAACCACAAATTCAAACTTACGAAAATAAAGGCGTAGGCACACAAATAGGGTCCGTAACATTACCATTACAACGACCACTACGATATTCAGATGTTGCACAGTATGAAGGTGCTAGTTTAGGTATAATTGGTGGTATGATGAACGACGTTTTGAGTGGTAACAATCCATTTGAAGGCATATCTTCTAACGGCAAACTAAAATCTACTGCGGGTGCACTCGCAGCACAAGTTGTTGCACGAGGCCTTGGAACAGTTGCCGGTGCTACAATTGGTTCAAAGGGTGGTATTGGTGGTGCAATACTTGGTGGTATCGCTGGTAGTAACACTGGAGAACAATTGGGTGGTGCTACCAAGAATGCAACTAGGATATCATCTGCGCCTAATTTCAGAACACTATTTAATCATGTCGACATAAGAAACTTTTCTTTTGATTTTAAAATGATTGCTACATCTAAAGAAGAATCAGTTGCAATTAATAATATTATAAAACTATTTCGTCAAGAATTATATCCTGAGAAAATACCATTGGGTGCCACTGGTTTACCATTTGCATATAAGTTTCCTAATGTATTTGAAATTGAAGTTAAAAATAGATTTGACAACACTATGGGTTTCAAATTCCAAAGATGTTATCTCAGAAATGTACAGACAGTATTTAATGAGACTGCAACCGGCGTGTATGATGATGGCAATTTCATTGAAGTCAGTATAACTTTAGACTTCGTAGAAATAGTAGCTCTTGATAAACAAAAGATAAGAGATGAGGGTTATTAATGTCTAACTATTTTAAAAGTTTTCCAAAGGCCTTATACTTATTTGGAGATGAAACAACACCAGTTGCATACCAAGATCTATCAACTTTCAATAATTACATTAATTTGATATCTGAAGAGATTAGTGCATATATTGAATATGAAATACAAGATTTTGAAAGACCTGACAGTTTAGCTTACAAATTGTATGGCAACAGTCAGTACGACTGGACATTTTTTTCAATAAATGATAATATTCGCGAAGGTGGTTGGCCTTTATCATTGCAAGATGCATTTGATCTTGCAACACAGAAAAAATACAAAGATTGGACATGTAAAGTATCATTTAACTTCAACAGTGCTGATAGTGCTGCTACCTTAGCCGATTTATATCCTGTTGGCCAGGAGGTTAAACTAACCGGCGGTTCAGGTGGTATCATGTATGTCAAATCTAAAAACTTACAGGTTGGGGAGATAACTGTTTATTCTAAAAATTATAGTTTCGACAGTGATTTCAGTGCAAGTTCTGCACTGTCTTACTCTATGGATTCTAATACATTGCCCCTTGCAAGTGTAGTAAGAGAAGCATACGGCACCTATGAATATCGAAACACAAACAAAGAACCCATTGATTATTTTTTTGATACCGAGGTTGTTCCTAAAATACAGGTAACCAATCTTGACAAACTGATAGAAGACAATGACAAACTGAAACGCATTCGCATTATCAAAAAAGAACTTATAGGGAATGTAGTCGGGAAATATAAATCGTTAATCGGTAGATAAAAATGTCTCAAGTTAAATTTGCTATTGTCGAAGCCGTTGTTGTTACTACTATATCTGATGGGAATGAAATTGAGATTGATATTAAACCCAACATTATTGAGTTTCAAACATTCGAACACATCTCTAAACCTTATGTTGATGCGACATTATCATTTGTTGATGATTTTGGGTTGTTGAATCAACTTGCCTTTCGTGGTACTGAAAGATTTCGCATCACGTTTGGTCAAACTGATGATATTCACGCTCCATTATATACCAAATTCTTCTTTGTTAACAAGATTACCGATGTTCTTAAATCTAATGATCGAAGTGAAATACTATCAGTAGATCTTGTTGAAGACATTTTGTATATTGATTCGATTAAACAACTTAGTCGTTCATTTACGGCACCTATTGAAGAGATCATCGAGGAAATATGTTCAACAGAATTGAGTAAAACTGTCATTCGTGACGATTTTGCTGGTTCTGCACAGGGCCCTCGCAAAATTGTAGTGCCTTACATGAGTCCTTTACAAACAATAGAGTGGTTAAAAACTCGAGCAACAACCAGAACTGGTTCGCCCATATACCTGAGAGCCTCTATATTTTCTAACAATCTATTTTTGTGTGATTTCGACACGTTGGTTAAAAGAAATGTTGTCAACGAAAAGTTGCCGTTGAGATATACTTCAGCGGAAGCCATGGTAGATGATGTTGATGAAAGGTCCAGAGCATATTTCAATGTACTAACATACAAAGAAATCAATAGTGGGGACATGATGTTAGACTATGAGAATGGTAACGTTGGTTCGTACTATGCCAATCTTGATGTTGCCAGTGGTATCACGTCTGGCAGTCACATTTCTGTTCGCGATATTATCACCGAGTTCTATTCTACTAATATTATAGCCTCAAATGTTGCACAACAAATATTTGATCCTACTCTAAAAATAGGTGATAAGTTATCAGACGAGTATGATTCATTGAGTATATTTCAGGTCACATCATCCAACACGTACAATCAGTTTATGAGTTATCATGACGAGACTGTACTGGTTGATCAAGACAATAACATCACCGAATCTAAACTTAAGATTAAAAATAAAATCATTCGTTCTATCTTAAAAAAGAACGTTATTGATATTGGTATCGAAGGCAGAATGGTGTTTGAGTCTAGAATCTCACCTGGCAATAAGATACGAGTCATATTCTTAAACTCCGATACTGCATCCACTAATAATGATACTGCCTCACAAATAGACAGACGAAAGTCTGGGGATTATTTTATATTGGCAGTCAATCACATATTCAAGGATGCCGGACATTTCACACAAATGCGGTTAACTAAAATCAATGAAGCGCCCAAAGTAATATGAATGTAATAAGACCTATACAAAAACAGTACTATGGTGATGACAACCGATGGTTTCTTGGTTATATCATTAATTCTGCGCCGCCTGCTGGACTTGAGGGTAGAGTTAAGGTTCGTATCATTGGCGTACACAATCCATCGACCAACGAGGTACCCGAAAAGGATTTACCATGGGCCCAGGTATTAATACCCACTACCGAGGGTGGTTCATCTGGTATTGGCAGGATACCCAATCTAAACAAGGGTGCATTTGTATTTGGTATATTTCTAGATGGTGTTGCATCACAAATACCATTGGTGTTGGGTTCGTTACCTCACACAGAATTACCAACAGCAATTCAATCGGAACGCCGATCAGATTTATTAGACACGTTTAATTATGATCAAAAACGTATTCAAAATGTTTCTATATCAACTATTCTTAAAGATGATGAATCAGATGCTGGCATACCTATAAGAAGGCAACAGTCTATGAAATTCTTTATTGACAATGGTTATACTGTTATGCATGCCGCCGCAATCACCGGCGCCCTTGAGATTGCATCTCAGTTTAAAACTTATGGTTCAGGTACAACGACTACCAACACAGGCCCTACGACCGTAGGGATTGCAAACTGGAAGGTAGATTCATCGGTTGGTAATCGTTATGCTGGATTAATAAAATTCGCCAACTCATACAAACCAGCAACAGATTGGAAACTATATTCTGTTCAACTACAGTATGTTTTATTTGAATTACGTACTCGTTTCAATCTTGCAAACTCAAAACTCCTTGTCACAGATAATATCAAAGACGCATCACAGATAGTGAATAAATACTATCTCAAACAAACAACACAAACAGATCAGGCTGCAACAAGAGCCTATGATGAGGTTATGGTATAATATGGCTGAAATTGTTGATCCCAAGACTGGAAAAGTTAGAAATGTTTCTCAACGAAAAGCTAACAGTCTTTCCGAGACATACTCCGAAGAAATCAAAAAGACGGTCTCCCAAGAGGCCAAAAGTATTTCGGACAAAGGTTTAAATAAAACTGCCGCTGATGCTGCCGAATCATTCAAAAACGCCGGTGCCACAGTTGGTGGACAAATATCAGGCCAAGTAAATGCAGGACTTCTTAACCTAGAATCCAAGGTTGATGGTTATAAACAAGAACTCACAGATGCCAAAGATACTGTCACAGGTATATTAGAAGGTGATGCCGCTGCAATTGATAATCTAAAAACAGATATTGTCAATTCTGCCATGTCTGCCATCAGTTCAAAACTAGGAACCAAAGTCACAATTGAATTCTCTGAACCAGATTCAGACACTGGTATTGTAACACCCATCACCGCCTCTCTTAATGCAGAAAACAATGGTGCAGATACTATCGCCGGAGTACTTGCAATCATCACTGGTTTGGGTATATCTGCTGATGGATTTGCAAATAACTTTGAAGGAGAATTACAGAATGCTCTGGGTGTTAATAGTCCGGAAGGCCTTGTGTCTGTAACAGATAAAATCAAAGATAAAGTTGGTGCATTCACATCCACAACTATTAATCAATTATCAACAGATGCCATTACCTCAGTCACCAATGAACTCAAACAAACCGTAAACAATTCCTTGGCATCTGGAAATGCTAATATCAATAAGTCAATTACCTATATTTCTTCCGTAAGTGACGGAGGAACAGGCAATCCTCCAACCACTACAACCACCACCGTTCAAACCAACGTGGGAGGAGGACTCACTACATATACAGATTCAGCAGAGTTTAATCTCGCTATAGGTAAACAAGACTCAGACGGTCTCTTAGATATTGCCAAACTTGTCACAAAAGATATTGAAACTAAAATCAACCCAACCAAACTAAAAACCAGTCTGTCAGAACTCTCAAACAATACCCAAGACGGTGACACAATACTATCATCAGTTAATAACGCCGAACAGACAAGATCAGACTATTCTATAAACGTTGAAAGATATAAAGGAATAGTTTCAAACAGAGTGGCGGGAGGTTCTTCATTGGGCGTGGTGCAGGGACTGTCTCTCAAAACGCTGACAACAATCCGTCAAACGGTCAAAAACGTTGCACCCAAACTCTCAGATGCTGAAGTAGAAAATCTCATTGCATTATCGCAGGGAGACGCCGTTGACATGTCAAATGCTATCAAATTACTTCAAGACAACACAGATCTTACATACAAAGAGGCACAAAGATTTCTTAAATCGATTGACACGACGATCACCAATTCGACGAGATTACCGCCAGACACTGTGATTCTCTCTGAACCATATGTTATTGGGAGTTATTCAAAGAATTGGAACAAGGGGTTGAATGATCCAGTATTTCCTTACATTTCATCCACTGCAGAACTGCAAGCTGAGATTGCGATCATTGAGAAGTCTCGAACTGTCGACAAAGTTATTGTGCATTGGACTGAGACACACACGAACAAGAATATTGGTAGTGAAGAGATTAACGAATGGCACCTTAAAGCTGGATTAGATGGAATTGGTTATCATTATGTTTGTCGCAGGGATGGATCGTTACAGAGGGGAAGACCGATTAGTTTGGATGGTCAACACACTCCTGACAATGATAATGGTACTATTGGGTTTGTATTTGTTGGGGGGATTAATGCACCTACTGGCACACCGAATGAGGAGAACTTTTTATCTTCTCAAAGCTTGACACGATCTCAGATTAATACTTTTGATCATTTTTGTAGAACTTTGTATAATGTACATCCTGGCATTAAGATTTTTGGACACAATGAAGTAGATGAAACGGGATTAAATGTTGATCCGGGCTTTGATGTTTCGGATTATGTTTTAACAAGATTTGGAAAAACAAATGACTAATACAGTTGATGATATTGCGGGCAGGAAAAAATACCTAAATGAAGGTGCTGAAGATACTCAGGGAGTACCAAGGGAGGGTATGAGCGATCCTACGGGAGAATATCCTAAACGGGATTATTTCTTTGGTAGTAGTGTGAATAAAGCTGCAGTGGGCGCAAAGGTGAATAATCTTGCACTTGGTGGTAGCGAACTTGGTATTGATTTAGATTTACCACCCCAGAAACCTAGTGAATATCCGTTTAATCAGGTACAAGAAACTCAGAGTGGTCATGTTATTGAAATAGATGATACGCCTGGCGGAGAAAGGGTGTTAATAAAACATCGCACTGGTGCAGGAATGGAATTACGAGCAGATGGATCTGTTTTAATATCATCTAAGAACCAAAGTGTTACGGTTACTGGTGGCGATGCCACAGTTATTGTAGAGGGTGAGGGAAATTTAATCTACAAAGGTGACGTTAATCTAAGGGTAGCTGGAGATTTCAATGTTGATGTTGATGGCAACTATAATCTAGAAATTGCCGGTGATAAAATTGAGAATATTAAAGGAAGACATAATAAGAAAGTTTTTCGGGATGTAAATGTTGACATTCATGGAAGTCGTGTTAGTAAGACAATTGGAGCTATAGCAGAAACTACTTTAACACGTTATGACGTACTTGTCAAGGGCCCCGCGAATTATAGAAGTACTGGTACTACAGAAATTACTGGCAGTAATCTAATTACTACAGCAGTTAATGAATGGACAGCTGCTGCGAGTACTGCAAATATTACCGCCAGACATATTTCTATGATAGGACATAAAGGAACTATTGGGGGACCATTGATTGATTATTATGGCAAGACATATGGGGGTTTGCCCGGTGCTGTAACGAATATTGCGACCTTCTATGGGGCGCTCGTAGGACGCGCCACAGAGGCGTTACATGCAGACTATAGTATGTACTCGGAAATGTCTGGATACGCCGTTGGCGCGGTTCAGGCAGCGTCTGCGGTTAGCTTAGGAGGAACAGCACCAGTACCAAAACCACCCAAACCAGGAATTATGCCATATACCCCATTGCCTCAAACAGCACCATTACCAGCACCTCCTATAGTAGAATTAATGTTGGCCACAAGTTCTTATGGAGTACGTAATGTAGAGATAGATCCTTTGTTACGAGAAAAAATGGAGAAGAACGATGAGTATGCAGAACTGTTTAATTTTGACCCAGATATACATGAAATCAGATCAAAACTAAGAAGTCCTGCTAATCTTAATAACAGCAAGTTCACATCATACTTGGTAAGTGAAAATTTACTGAACAAAGATTTTGCCAAGACGCTTCCTTCTAATATAGGAAGATCTGCAAATAAAACTGGTACTATACGATTTGGTGTAGAGTTATTAGGAAACAACCCTATTGATAATAGAAGTAAACGTTTTAAGGTAACAAAATGAAAATATTGATTGATCCGAAATATGATCCTACTGGTAAAGAAGTTACATCTAAATTAAAACTCGGACCAGGAATTACTATGGCCAAGTTTTTGGGAGCAAGGGGTTCTAGAACACAACTCAAAAAACTCTATAATGAAGGTTTTAATGGCGCTCCTGATTTTAACCAAATAGCACGTAACCTTGTATTACATTCTCATATCATACAGACTGTAACATCTAATATAGAATATAGTCAACACCGTTTGATTGTTAGTGAAGGAATTTATGAACCCAACCCAAAATTTGATAGTAGCGGAAATTATATCGGGGAGAAACCGTCAGGTATATTAGCTTTGAGAAGAACCGGCCAGGCAGTCGTTTATCAGTTAGTTAATAGAAAGGGAAAAACTGACCCCGTAAAAACTTTTGATTTAGCGGTTTTCTGGAAAGACTATATTGGTTATGATAAACTTACGTTAGATTACGATACATTTGATCCTAATGGCGAATTGACTTGTCAGATTGTTATAGAAACTCCTAATGTACCCGAGTCATATGATGTTACATATAAAGGTGTTATAGAGACCCGATATAATGGAGAATTGCAAACTGTTAATGAATTGTTAGAAATTCTCCCGAATTAGTTATAAATAAACAGTATAACACAGAGCGACTCTAATGGCAATAACTAACGAAGAAGGAAATTTATCGAATAGTCCCCGCGTGACTATGACTCGTCCCTATTCGGATTTTGATTTAACGTTTAACGCTAGAACAACAACTGATGGAGACGTGTTTAAAAAAACTGATGCAGCTTCTGTTAAACAAGCGTTAAAGTCTTTGTTATTAACTAATGCTTTTGAGAAACCTTATAGACCTCAGTATGGAGGGAACTTAAGTGGGTTATTATTTGAACCTGCTGATGAAAATACGGGAGAAGAATTAAGTTCGCGTATAAAGGACGCTATTAATAGGTATGAACCAAGGGTTAAAATACTTAACCTAAAAATTGTTTCGCAACCAAATTTGAACAAAATAAAGATTTTGTTGGAGTTTCGTGTTATCTCTACGGGTATAGTAGATGTTCTACAACTCGTATTGGGAGCGGTTGAAGTATGTGATCCACCTTACTTAAAGGCACCTCCGACTACAGCTTTTATAGAAGATTATATTCTGACAGAAAGTTTATTAATAATTCGAACCGAATCTGGTTTAAATTTAATCTTTGATGATGATGAAGATCTATACGAAGACGACTAACATACAGGAAAAGATACGATGGCAACAACAATAAAATCTACAGATTTAGATTTTGATACTATAAAAAATAATCTGAAAATTTTTCTGGCACAAAGTCCGGAATTTTCGGACTATAATTTTGAGGCGAGTGGTCTTTCTTCTATATTAGATGTTCTAGCTTATAATACACATTATAACGCATTGACGGCAAATTTTGCTTTGAATGAATCTTTTCTGAGTACTGCACAATTAAGAAGCAGTGTTGTGAATCTTGCAAGCAGTTTAGGTTATAGTGTTGGAAGTCGTACAGCGTCCTGTGCGGTGGTTAATATGTACGTAGTGAATAGTCTTGTACCTGAGAGTATGACCTTACCAGCAGGTTTTAAATTTACTTCTACCATTAATAATAAGTCCTATACCTTTAAGACAAGGGATACTTTAATAGCAACCAATAACGGTAGTAATCAATATTATTTTCAGTTAGGCGAAAATCAAAATGTGACTTTATATGAAGGAGTGGAACAAAGGAAAATTTTTATCGCAGGCCCGGCAAACGAAAATGAGACATATGTACTTCCTACCACAAATTTAGATCTAGACACTGTACAGGTTCGTGTTTATGCGGATACTAGTACAACCGTCTATACGACTTATACTGCTATTAAAAATGTTGTTAATATAAACAAAGATTCTACAATTTTTGTGGTGAAAGAAACTCCCAATGGTCAGTATGAGTTAACTTTTGGTAATGGCGCTCGGTTAGGAAAATTTCCCAAAGTTGGTAATAAGATTGAAGTCTTATATGATCAAGTAGCCGGTCCGGATGCAAATGGAGGAAGAACCTTTACTCCGGTTAATACAATTTTTGATGCGGCAAACAATGCTTTGACATTAAATGTTGTAACCGTTGTGGGAAGTATGAGTGGTCAATTAAAAGAACCTATAGCAAGTATTAGAAAAAATGCCCCCTACCTTTATGCTACTCAGAACCGAATGGTGACAGCAGCTGATTATTCTTCTCTGGTAAAAAGAAAGTTTAGTAATGTTATTACTGATGTTCAATCGTGGGGTGGGGAAGATAATATTCCTCCGGAATATGGTTCAGTTTTTTTGAGTATATTATTTAATACAGATAATCTTGATACTCAGACCGAGACAAAAAATTCTATAATTGATATTGCAAAAAATTTATCCGTGGCTTCTTTTAATGTGAAATTCCTTGATCCTGTTAGCACATATTTAGAATTACAAACAAGGTTTCAATGGAATCCAAATCTTACAGGGTTTACTCAAACAGCCATAGAAAAACTTGTTACTAGCGCTACCGAAAAATATTTTAATGATGAATTAACAGGTTTTGATGAATCATTCAGGAAATCGAATCTACTAACCATAATAGACGATACAGATCCTTCTATATTGTCTTCAAGAACAGATGTGGTAATGCAGAATCGTTTTATTCCGGAAAGCGGTGTTGTGAGTTACTCTATTAAATTTCCCACAAGCATTGCTATTCCTGATGATGTTAACTATATTATCGATAGTTCAATCTTTGTCATGTCAAACTCAAATAAAAAAGCATTTTTAAGAAACCGATTAAAGTCTTCTATTATAGAAGTTGTGGATGTTCAGACAGGAACGAACCTGTTCGATAATGTGGGAGAATATGATTCTGTTTCGGGTGTATTAACTTTAAGTAATTTTACCGGAACTTTATCGGGTAACAATGGATATATAAAAATTACGGCAGTGCCATCAAACCAGTCTACCCTTAATGCAGTGCGTAATAATCTTATAACGTTTGATGCCACGGCTTCAACTAGTACTGCAATTATTACAGATACCTTATAAATAAGAACAGTTAACTAAGAGAATAAAGATGACCTCATCCGTGACAGATAATTTTAAACGACACTTACTCAATGAATTTAAGAATGAAATTGATGGTAGTGATGTTCAATACTATATGGGTCTAGCACGAAGCGACAATTTTGTGGTTGGGGAAGACCAATCTTCTCTGTATTTTCAGTCTCAGTTAAGACATACTATGCAGAGTGTGAAAATTTTATCCTCTAACTCTTTTGTTGTTCCTCACATACCGTGGTCTAGCGGTGTTAGTTATAGTCAGTATGATGAGGCTGATTTGAATACTAATTTCTATGTGGTCAATTCATCCAATGAAGTGTTTGTCTGTATTCAGACCGGCAAAGTTGCGGATGGCACCATCAGACCAAGTACCGTTGAACCAACTTCGGGTTCGTTAGCATCTAGTTTTAAAACTTCTGATGGATACATCTGGAGACAGGTTGCAATGTTAAGTAATGTTGCAATATCAAATTTTTTAACCTCAGATTGGATGCCAATTAAAACGATTGTTGATCAATCTCCCAACTTATCCATTCCTCAAGATTCCGATCAGAGAGACTTACAAAATCTTGCGGTTCCGGGCGAGATCATAAATTTAGTTATAGACAGTGGAGGCACTGGTTACACTACAGCTCCTACAATTACTATTACAGGTAACGGTTCGAGTGCAAGTTTTACATGCAATATCAATGCGGGTAAAATTGTGCGGATTAATATTGATTCCGACGACAATGGTATTATTAGTCACGGTAGTGGTTATGACTATGCGTCCGTAGTATTGTCAGATGGTGATGCAGTCATAAGACCAGTAATTGGATCTCCTGATGGTATTAACGCTGACCCCATAAAAACTTTAAAAGCTAAATCATTAATGGTTCAAGCGGATTTTGTGGGGAGTGAAAATAACACCATTCAAGCGAATTCAGAATTCAATCAGATGTTCTTACTAAAAGATCCCAAACAATATGGTAGTTCGTCTGCATTTGTTGGTAATACAGGCAATGCACTAAAAAGTTTTACGGTCTCTTCTGTTATTGGAGATTGGAACGATAACAATATGATGTTCTCAGATCTTGTTGGAGGAACAAAAAAAGGTAAGGTTTTTTATTATTCCGGAAACACCCTTTATTATTATCAGGACGAAGAAACTGGATTTAACTCATTTGAAACTGGGGCCATCGTATCAGTAAACAATGCGGGAATTACCGCAACAGTTGATGCGATTATAAATCCAGATATTGATGCATATTCAGGTGATATTTTGTACATAAATAACATAAACACAGATTTAACAAGCAACGAAACTTTAGGAATTACTAGAGTTTCAACACAAACCGAAGACACCAAAGTTATTATTCAGTTAGGATAAAAAATGGCAAGCACATTTACGAGTTCAACACTACCGCAATTATATAAAGATGATTATGATTCAGCTGATAATTATCATCAGATTTTATTTAATTCGGGTAGAGCCCTTCAAGCAAGAGAATTGACACAACTACAAACTTTAATCTATGAAGAAATGGGTAGATTTGGTAGTAATGTGTTTAAAGAAGGTTCAGCCGTATCGTTTGGTAACATTGCGATAAACGCTTCCTATGATTTTATTCAGATAGAAACTGTTACGGGCGGTGCATTTGCAGATATTCCGGTGGGCACTGTTTTCACGGAGGCTGGTTCAAATATTAAGGTTAAAGTTTTACAAGTTTTACCTGCCGAAACACTTGTAAACCCAGACACCCTGTTTGTAACTTATATTAATGGTGGTGGAACAGCGATAAACGGCACACCTCCGACGGTATCAGTCGGTGGGGAATTGCTTGGTGGAAATTTTACTCTTACAGTTCATGAGTCAGGTCAAAATGATGCACCATTTCCAACCGGCCGAGCAGTTAAACTTGATGTCGATCAGGGAGATTTTTTTGTTATGGGTAGATTTGTGCATTCTAACGCACAATCAATCATTTTATCACCAACATCTCAAATTGTCAACACTATTGTCGGTTTTAAAATAATTCAGGAAGTAATTACCGTTAATGATACCCAAGATTTGTACGATAACGCTGGAAGTAGTCCAAATCTTGCGTCACCGGGCGCTGATCGTTATCGAATTCGATTAGAATTGGTCGAAAAGGATCCTAATAATGATACTGATACCTTTGTATTTCTTGCTCGGATAGAAAATTCTAAAATTGTTGAGACTGTAGATGTTTTAGATTCATATAATAAAATTAATGATGTTCTTGCACTAAGAACAGAAGAAGAATCCGGTGACTACATTGTAAATCCGTTTACAATCGGGTTTGATTCAGCGGATGCTGAAAATTTAAGCTTGACTATATCAGAAGGTACTGCATATGTCAATGGTTATCGTGTAGAAAACCCATCTCCTACAAAACTTATCGTTCCTCGTTCTATTGGAGACGGTGAATTGGTCAATAATGACGTTATTCCTGTCACGTATGGAAACTATGTTTTAATTGACAGTACTACAGCGCTCCCAACATTTGATTATTCTCAGGTTAATATTTGTTCGGACACTATAGGTTCTAGTGTCATAGGGACCTGTAGAATTCGGGGCGTTGAACCGTCTGGTTCTCAGTTGAAAATGTACTTATTTGACATTGAAATTAATCCAAATGAAAATTTCAACACTGCTAAGAGTATTACTCAATTTGGCGCTGGTGACACACAACTATTAAACACAAATGGTACTTCGGCACAATTATTTGGTTCAACAGATAATGATCTGTTATTCCAGACTTCTAGACCTAGACCAAGTAGTTTTAGTGACATAATCATTACTACACAAAAATCTGTTACCAAAATTGCAGAAGTTACTGGCAACACAATCACTCTCGATAATTTGCCTGGAGGTGAAACATATGAAAATTCTTCCCAATGGATAATTGTTGAGATATCCGGAGCAAACGGACCGGCATTCATACCAACTACTGTCACTGGCATTGGGACAAACGCGGTAACCATATCAGATCCTTTAATTGCCGATGGTGAAGCGTACCAGATCATACACTATGTTAAAAATTCTTCAGCTACTCAGAAAAGTAAAAGTTTAACAAGCCTTTCCGGATATTTTGATGTGGTATCAGGAGAAGTAGATTTGGGTCTTCCCGATGTGTCTCAAGTTGAAGTTGTTAAGGTTGTTGGCGCTGGTCCGGATGTTACCACTGGACCAGACTGTTCTGAAAGGTTTATTCTTGACGATGGTCAAAGAGACAACTATTACCAAAACGGTAAACTAATATTGAAGGGTGGAGAAACCGATCCTACTCGTGTTTATGTTGAATTTACATATTGGGCTCGAGGCGGCATTGGCGGTGCGTTCTATTCACCACAAAATTATTCCGCCTCAACCTATGGTAACATTCCGGATCATGTGTTACAAGATGGTTCTGTAATCAGTCTGCGTAACTATTTAGATTTTAGACCTGATAAAGATGCGGCCGGAAACTTTTCAAATATTTCCTTTTTACCAACCTCTGGCACTTCAATTAGTGCTGATGTTACATACCATCTTCCAAGGGCAGATAAAGTTCTTATTACACAAGAAGGTGACTTACAAGTTTTGATGGGGCAACAATCAAGAGATCCTCAACTCAAAAAAACTCCGGATAATGCACTAGAACTTTATCAGGTATTGATGAATGCAAATACTATCGATGAAAATGATGTACAAATCAAACCCATCGAACATAAACTGTATACTATGGCAGACATTGCAAAACTGGATGACAAAATAGAAAATCTTAAAGAATATACAGAACTTAACATTGCAGAATTGAGAGCTTTCCACACACCCAGTCTAGACAGTGCAGGATTAGAACGGCCAGACTCTGGTATCGTAGTAGATAATGGAGAAGATCAAACTGGATCGGCGACGGAAGATGGTGACTATTCTGCATCTTTGGATCCTGAAAATCAATTGATCAGACCTATGGTTGATGAAGACAATATTCGTTTGGTTATTGAAACCCTGTCCGGTGTTAATTATGGCAATAGTAATGTAGTTAAAAAAGGCGATAATGTTTATTTGGGTTATGATTCTGCTGAATGGAAATTCCAAAATTTGGCATCTAGATCTATTAAGGTAAATCCTTACGGTATGGTTGATAATGTGGGTGTTATTAAACTTTCACCTTCCACTGATGAATGGAAAGAATCTAAAGAAGAAGCAATCAAAGCCGTTGTCGGAACTTCTAAACTAGACACCAAACAAGCTTTCTTATGGAACAGCTGGCAATGGAACTGGAAAGGACGAAATGATGAAGATTTGTGGATCAGTGATGATACAAAATCTGGATTCGTTTCTAATGGAATTCGAAGAAGACTTGCCAAAAAAATAAGCGACTCATATAATTCCACACGTTTTAACAATCGGTCTAATCGTGGTTATGTTCGTAGAGTGGTCGCGAGAGACTCATTAAGAATGAGAATCGGCAATCGTTTTGTAGATGTTGCATTGATTCCTTGGATAAGATCTAGAAAAATCTTTTTCCATGCCAAAGGATTAACACCTAATACTAAATTTACCCCATTCTTTGATGGTGTTGATGTATCAGCGTGGTGTAAATCAGAAACTTCTTTTGTAGCGTTTTCTGATAGAAATGATGATCTTGGTAATCAGAACACATACAATTCTTTGACACAACATCCAGAAGGTACTGAGGAGTTAATTTCAAATTCTCAGGGTGAATGTATAGGATCATTTTTTATTCCTAACTTAAAACCAGTTTACTATCTTCCAAAGAAATTTCAATCGAGGAGATTACGTAATTCTTATCTAAGATTTAGGGCTGGTATTCGAGAATTTAAACTTTTGGATATCAATGAGAATGATTGGTCTAAAGCGAACAGTAAGGCTTTTGCTTACTATAGCGTTGTTGGTGCATTAAACAACAAAACAAATCATATGTTAACTACACGGGGGTATCAGACCACATTACCTTTGGGATTAGGGTTTTCAAGTTTTCCTTCTGCATATTCTCCACGAGATTTAAAAAATTCTTTGGATGCTCAAAATGCTTCGATAGGTATAATTAATGCTCAACTAGCGGGTAAGTATAGTCCAATAACCGAACCATTAACTTCGGGACAATTAACAACTCTTGACGCTAATGGTGAAATGTCACAAGTGTTATCAGATTACATTAATGTTAACAACAATCAGTACTCTAATAACTATAGTGCACCGAACGCTTTACCACAAAACCCGCTTGCACAAACATTTTATGTCGACAATCAATTTGGTGTTGTGTTAACTAAGATATCATTATTCTTTAAGAGTAAGTCGCAAGATGATTTACCAGTATCGATACATTTAAGGCCGGTTATTAATGGTAAGCCTTCCAACACTGATATTGTTCCAGATAGTCATGTTTTCAAAAATGCAACTGAAGTAAATGTCGCAAGTTTCGGTGACGTGTTTACTATGTCTAAAATTAAAAGCGATTATGAAACTGAGTTTGTTTTTGATGAACCTGTATTCTTACAACCTTGGACAAGTTATGCTGTGGTAATTACTTCACCTTCTGAAGATTATGAAATATTCTCGGCAAAGACCAAGGATTATGTGTTAGGCAACTCTGGTAAAAGTATTAGTACTCAGGCCGGTTCTGGGAGTTTATTCTTACCTCAAAATGGTGTTGTCTGGTTAGAAAGTAAAAACCAAGATTTAATGATGCGTTTGGCTCGTGCACAGTTTAATATTTCGGGCGGTAGTTTATTCTTGAAAAACGCACCTTTACCCGCAAAACAATTAGAACCCAATCCAATAAGATTAAACGGAACTACTAGTGTTTATGTTAAAGCTCCATGTCATGGTTTGGCTGTTGGAGATACTGTACAACTTGCTAATTGTGAAGATGTCAGTAATATTACTGCGGCAACATTAAACACTACACATATTGTGGATGCCATAGATGCAGATGGTTATCAATTTGTAATTGGTACTACAGCAACTGAATCTGTTAGTGGGGGTGGTGATCAATGTCTCTCTTCTAGAAACTTGGTATTTGATGTGGTAAATCCAAACATGGAAAGTATTATTCCAAACTTTACTTCACTAGACTATTCTGCGAAGTTTATTTCTGGAGCACATGTTTCTCAACCAACGTCAGAAAGGTTTTTGCCTAATGGTTTGGGTGGAGCAATCATCAGTGCGAAATTTGAAAAGATAACACCAGATCAGAACACAGAATTTGATAAACCCAGAGCAGTCTATAATAGCAGTGTGGTTGATGCCACGAGTCATTTAGGATCAACAACTGCTGGTGATACAGAATCTGTTTATATGAAAATAGATTTTAAATCCTCTAACGATTATGTGTCTCCAATCTTAGATCTTTCTAGATGTTCTTTAACAGTCGCAGGTGAATGTATTTTTGATGGGAATCAAACACCAAGCCTTCATCCGGTTGCAGAAACATCGCCTTCTGGTGGTACAGATGGTCCTAAACATATCACAACTCCTATAACTCTTGAAGTGCCTGGGGTTTCGATGGATGTTAGAGCCGAAGTTACTGTACCACCTGATGCAAACATTGATTTTTACTACAGAACTGCAACTGCAGATCAGAATATTTCAGAGGTTCCTTGGAGATATCAACCGCCTGTTAATCCTATTCCCAATTCTACATCGGGTACGGTTCAAGCGCAGTGGTTGCCTGGAGGAAAGAACGGGAGTTTAGATCCATTTATGCAATCACAGACCAAGTTTGTAATGCGGGGTCAAGGTAAAGGACCTTCTATCCAATTGGGCACTGGTGGTATTTTGACAAGGATACATGCCGTATAATTATGAAAGAATATCTTGAAGTTTCAGGTCATCCGGGCTTAGTTCGTGATCCAGATAACAACGCGATTTTGTCCGTTGATTTTGAAAAAATCGAACGAGCTCGAAGACTGAAAAAAGAAAAGCTGACCCAAGAACAAATTCAAAGAACGTTTGACAGTAGATTGAGTTCTCTTGAATCTGATATATCTGAAATTAAAGAGGTTCTAAATTCCATAGCAAAAAACTTATATAAATAAACCATACACTGATTATAAGTTTTAATAATGTCTCTTAGACCATTTAAATTTGCCAATGATGCTACCAATACGGGTGCAATTAAGCAATTCTCTAAACCTGAACGGCAATATCTTGCCTATAGGACGGGAAAATATCTTACCGATATGGTCGAAGGAGATCCTTCAACGCTAACCATTACACCTACAGCAACCACCGTCAACGTTGGTACTTATGTAGACACAATCTATAATCCTGACGTTCCTAGTGAATTTCCGAGAACACGTTCACGAACATATTACGGTAAAGCTAATTCCTCAGATGATGTTAATAAATTTAGTTATGTGAATCCTGTTACACTACCGTCATTAGTTTATACTGACGATACTGTCGAAATAACCGTTACGGTTGATTGTTCTGAGACTCAAAATAGATTTGATGAAATACAATCATCAATTTCGTTTAATACTTCGGCTTCTAATTATAATATAGATTCGATTGTCACTTCTCCTACAGCTACAACAATTGATGATCTATCAGTTTCTTGGGAAAATTTTTCAACTGGATTAACACCACAACAATATTCAGTAACGTATACACTATCATTTACTAATATTGGTTACATGTTGGTTTCTATTAGTTCATCAGCTTTAGATTCAAACAATGTGCAACCAACATCAACTGATATTTACTCTTCTTTTATTAGAGTCGAAAGATCTGATTCGCCGGGATTATCTGAAATACAAACTTCAATTTATCAAGAAAATATGGTGACACCGTTAGAGGACGGTGAAAATAAAAGATATCCCATTTATTACGATGTTTACCGTAGAGGGTTGAAAGAAAGTAATAATGTAGAATTGGACAACATGACTGTGGGCGTCCTAAACAATATGATGGAAGACGAATTGCCTGGGACATATCGCTTGTCAGCAGATTCGCCTGGTGATGATTGGCAAATTTATTTAGAAAATGTTTTTATTGATACAAGATATGATGGAAGTTCGACCGCATATTCTATATGGTTGAGAACAGAATACGAAACAATTCCAGTCCGAACAAATCCTTTAGTAGTTAGACGTGCTGGACCTAACAATCGCTTTGATGGTCTTCAAGCGATGAATGATGAACAGATAGATTTTACCTTCGGGGAAAGAGCTAAAAGAATTATTATGGAATCTGGCGTTGGCACATATCAATTGAGGTCTAGTGAACAAGGCGCACCTACGGATGCTGGCACATGGGTCGCTAGAGGCGTTGCAATTGATACTCGTTTAACATTTAGAGCGGATGAAGGGTACACTGGATTTGTTGACTATGAAAGAACGTATGACTCAACATATATTGGTGATACCATATATGAAGGAGATTATGAAGGAACATATCTTGTAGAATATGAAACTGAATATGAATCGACATATTCTACAGAGTATGAAACAGCATTTCAACTTCAGTATACTGGAAACTATTCTACAGATTATGAGGGACTATATGAAACAGGTTATTTGAACGAATATTCTGTTGAATATCTTCAAGAATATGGTGCAATTGATTTCGAAGCCTTTGATGGATATGAACCGGATCGTGAATTATATCAAGCCGAATATGAAGGTATTATTGACATTGAAAATTATAATGCTGATTATGATGGGTCTCCAGCTGAATATGTTGCTACATATAACGTAGACTATAGTGGTGATTATCAAACAGATTATATTGGTGGTTACGAAAGAGACGATTTTGAATTTTATTCTGGAGTGTATATCGGTGATTATTTAACCGAGTTTGAAGCTTACGATGGTGAATACATTGGTACTTTTGAGATTACTAATTATAATACCGAATTCTTAACATACGAAGTCTTTGGTGGCGAGTACATTGGTACCTATGATGGAGAATACATTGGTACGTTTGAGATTACCAATTATAATACCGAATTCTTAACATATGAAAACTTTGGTGGCGAGTACATTGGTACCTATGATGGAGAATACATTGGTACGTTTGAAACTGCAAATTACAACACTGAATTTTTGACATATGCTGTTTTTGGTGGGGAATATATTGGCACGTTTGAAGGTGAAACATATACGACAGATTTCTTATCTTATACCGAGTTTGCTGGACAATATCTAGGAACTGATTTTGAAGAGTTTTCAATAACTAATTACACTGGTTTTGAAAGTTTTAGTGGTGACATTATTACAACAGATTTCGAATTTTTCGAATCTACTCCTTATCAAGGCTTCGAATCTTTCACGGGTTCATATACTGGAACTGATTTTGAATCTTTTTCAGTCACCAATTATCAAGGCTTCGAATCTTTCACGGGTTCATATACTGGAACTGATTTTGAATCTTTTTCAGTCTCCAATTATCAA